TCTTTCTTTTCTTCATAGTCTTCAACTAAGGCGGCTTTGGGTTTATAAAGATTGAGGCCTTCTTCAGTTGAAAAAACGACAATTTTATTGTGCCAGTCGCCTCGTCCAGGAAATGGTATAGTTCCGTACCCCGTATTCTCTTTTTTCCATGTATGAATGAAAAAATCAATTTCAGTTCCTGGATCTTGCATCTGTTTCATAAATGAATCAGCTGTTAATTTAAGAAATCGAAACTCTCCAGAAATCTGAATCGCAATACGCATAGTTGTAGATTAGGTCATTTGTTTAAACTCTACAAACTCTTTATATAAGTTTTGTATAAACTCGATTCGTTGCTGATAGGACCATGGAGTACGAGTTGCTTCACGTGGTCCATCCATTTTTATCAGTGAAAAATAACAGAAATCTCGTTTTAAATAAGACTTAGCTTCTGTTAGTATACTTATTAAAATCTGTTCGGGGCTAAATAAACCCATCATAACTCCTGAAGGATCATTAAACTCACGATTTTTCCACACTGGATAGATTGATGTATAGATATCCATATGATCTGGTGTACCCCAGGCAATAAAATCTGTGATATGATCAATTTCTACAAAACTTGAGTTTGGAATACATATAAATGGTATTTTTGACTCAATCTCTTTAGAACTAATCGCTGGTATAGAATGATTTACAAAACAATCTGTCCTATATTTTACAACAAGATCATATCTTATAGAACTATCTTGTTCGTATCGTTTCCTTAATTCATTTGCCATATGAATCGAATAAAACATAGATAAAAATCGTGAACGTAATCCTTCCTGTATAGTGGTTGACCTAGGATGAAGTTCTTTCTTTTCTTCATAGTCTTCAACTAAGGCGGCTTTGGGTTTATAAAGATTGAGGCCTTCTTCAGTTGAAAAGACAACAATTTCATTGTGCCAGTCGCCTCGTCCAGGAAATGGTAGAGTTCCGTACCCCGTATTCTCTTTTTTCCATGTATGAATAAAAAAATCAATTTCATTCTTCGTGGAGTCAAGTGATCGCAGTAGAGAAAGATAGGTTAAATGTATAAATCGAAAATCACCTGCGATTTGAACCGCGATTCTCATATTTAACTTTTAACAGTTACAATAACTTTAGGCATAATACGTTCCACTCATCGGAAACACCCATGGACGCAGGGGCCCAGGATCATCTCCTGTCATATCTTTTATCTCACGACGAACCTCCCTCGGATATACATCAGCGTAATAATACGCATCCTCGGCGGTAGGTACATGACTTGTTGCGAGTTGAACATATGTACCAGGCGAACCAAAATACTCACGAACCGGTCGTAAGACTGCGAGTAAAATCGCAGCGGCAAAAATAACAAGGACTAACGCAGTATTTGAAAGACGCATTTCTATTTATCTATGACATAGAAAAATAGAATAGTGTGTATCTATGAGTTGTTATGGTAGATTATCAATAAAGGGTCATCACACGTTTACCGCGGGAACCCTACGAGGTTCGCACCAATACCGAAGCCCGCGCCCTGACGCGCCGTCACACCGATGGACGGCGAAACGAGGTCGAGTACAGCAAAGACAGCCGCCGCGACGATCGCGATGGCTACGACCTCCTGAAAGTCGATTCCCTTCCGGGGTACAAGGACGGCCGCGAGGCCAACGGCGATACCCTCGATCAGATACTTGATGGCGCGATTGAGAACTTCAGACAGATCCATTTGTATATTTGTTGATAAGAAAATTTTTTCAATCATGCTCGGAAAACCCCTTAAAGAGAAAGTGTGTTGGCTTCATAGAATGTCAAACGATGGAAGTAAGTATACCGAGAAGGAGGATTTTCTGGAGGAGGATCAAGAAATCCCTGGCCAGAAGTATTGCTTACTGAGTTTTCTGAGTCCGGAGAAAGTGCTGGCCGATAAGAGTGTTCATTTCTTTACAGCCTTCGTAAAGGACTATGAAATCCAGTATAAAACAAAGAAGCTCGAGACCTTTCTTGCGACGATGGTTCAGGGAATGAACACGAAGCTTGAGGCAGAGGCTGTTAAGTGTGAGAAGCTTGATCTATCAGGCGCTGCCGTTCAGTGCCGGGCGAGCATGGTCAAGATTGAGGATGTACTTGCTGATCTAGAGGGCTATGTCCGCAAGAATCAGAAGGAGATTCTCAATACGCAGATCAAGGAGGCGTATGATGACTTTCTCTACAAGCACACCGCTCGTCTTGAGGAGGAGTTCTTTGCAAAGAATAACTTCCGCACAACGGTTCGGGGCCTCAAGATCCGCGGTGTCTATGGTAGCCAGGGTGAGGCTGTGGCTCGCTCAAAGAAGCTCCAGCGAAGCGATGCGATCCACAATGTATTTGTGGGTGAGGTCGGAAAATGGCTGCCGTGGGATCCGGATCCTAATGCGGTAAGTGAGCAGGAATACGCAGAGGATCAGCTGAATACACTCATGAAGAAGTATAAGGAGAATGAGTCAGCGCGCGATACCTTTTATTCAGAGCAGCGCAAGAAGGGTGTTCGGGGTATGGCTGGCCAGAACCTTGCGAATGAGACGGTTGGTGCTGAGGTTGGCGTAGGATCAGAGCCTGCGCCGTTCAGTGCACCGGGTTCTGGTGAGTTTAATGGTCTCTTCTCAGATCACCCAGATCTTGTTCTTGAGCGTAGAAAGGAGGAGCAAAAGAAGCAGTAACTGTTATCGGTTTTTTGAAAAAACACTTAACAGTCTTATGAAAACGCACCCGTAACAACACCGCCGTTCGTCACAGGAGCATTAATCTCGATACACTTATCATTCTGGCAGAAACTTCCCTCGGGGCACTCCGTTGTCCGCTTACAATCATAGTTTGAGAATCCCTGGGTCAGGCCGGGAAACCGTGTGTTAAACCACGGAAGTACAACAAGTGCAACAAGTAAAATAACCAGCACCGATACAGCAAAACTCATTCCATATATACCCTTTGCCATTCTATTCTGTGTGGAGAAAGCTGCCAGGATCATCTCGATCGGAAGGTTTCACTTCTAAATCAGAGTTTACCGGTAGTGTAGGAGCATTAGGTGACATACAATATCCATTTATACATCTTGTCCCCATGGGGCACGGTGGAAGATCAACTCCACAGCGATCGCCCGCTTGTGCTTCGAATCCTTCCAGTGTACGCGTAACTGTGTGCCATACCATTAGGCCACAGGCTACAAATAAAATACAGAATGCTGCGAGAATATCGCCGTTCATAGTCCTACATCTTACGAATATTTATAGGTGGTCCCTTCAGTTTTCGTGCCGCGTTCGGGTCATATTGATTTATATCCTCTTCATCTTTGTCTCTATAATGGGCAGCACTATGCTGCCAAAACTCAGGTGCTCCAATACGGAAGGCCTCAGGATGCATTTCGGCCCTGTACCAGAAAATACAGTCCTCGAGTTTATTGCTCTGTGAGGTATTATCAATCACAAGACATTCATAGTTCTGTGTACATTGGTCCATGACCTGGCAGAAAAACTCAAAAGAAGGAAATGCGGAGCCGTAGTTCTCAAAGATGCGCTTACGATTGGAGGAATAGGGTTCGCGTAGAATAAATACATAGTCTACGTTCGTTCGGAGGGCCGGTTGAATACCGAGAGGGTACTGCATAGTGATTAAAAAGAAGACCTTGAGCCAACGACCGTTCATGAAGAGATATTTAATATTCTTGTCGTGAGTCCAGGAATCGTCGTACATACAGTCGTCCAGAATCATAAAGGACCGGGGATCTATGCGGCTTTGCCGTTGGGCGGCAATATCCTGCTGGATTTTGTGCATTACCAACTTCTGGCGTTTACAGAAGTTTGCAAGAATCACTGGACTGAACTCGCCGTGAATAAAAAGTGGCGGAATCATTTTCCCGTAGAAGCTGTTTGATTCCTCCGTACCGCTGATTACGGTTCCTAACGGCATATCCTGGTGGTGGTAGAGGAGGTCGCGAACCAGTGTACTTTTGCCAGTACGGCGACGGCCGATAAAAACGGCCACAGCATCCTGTGGAATCTTCTTCATATCGAACTTTCGGAGTGAAACATTCATTGCCGAGGCGGCTGCCATTGCGTCTCTATATAATAGGGGCGCAAACGCAATTTTTCAGTGATACGCTTAGCGACGGCGTGTTCCGCGCTTTGATTTCTTATTCTTGCGTGTTCCATTTGTTTTTGATAGATAGCTCAGGTCACTGAGGACCTTGCGCTCATTAAATGAGCGGATCGCATTTAAGTTGAGCTTATATTCTTTACAGAGATGCTTCATCACGCGGATTACAGTGTCGTGCGTGCGAAGTAGATCTGTCTTATGATTTTTGTATGCGGGATCGTTTACGAGCTCATAGAGTGCATCTTTGAGATGTGCCATTCCGTAGAGTGTGCTCATCGCATAGGAATATTGAAGATCTTTGTCCTTTACGCCCGCGATGCGACCGACATGCTCGAGTTCAGAGTTAGCCCACATCATCACGCCCTTTGCGGTCGTCTCGTAGTGTTTCGGCGAAGCCATTCTACTTCTGACGGCGAGTTTTTTTCTGCTTGCGCTTCATTGTCCCGCGAGATTTACGCAGGCGGCGAGTTTGGCGACGGGCACGGTAGCGTCGAGTTTTGCCCCCTTGTAGGCCCATTGGTGAAACAGGCGGAGCTCTACGATTAACCACCATAGGAGAAACAGGGGGTAGCATTTGAGGTTCAGCTTTAGCAGTTTCTTGTATGGCAGATACAATAGACATTATATGATTATATGCTTCTTCTGTTGTTATTGTTTTATTAGCAGCGTGTGGTTCAGTGCTAGATATTATATTAGCTGAATTCCTAAATATGTTATTTACTATACTATCATAGCGAGATTCATACGGATTAGTAAGTGGCTGGCCGCCACCCATTAAGACACCATCAACCTTATTATTCATAGCTTTAAAGCGATCAAATATAGACCTAGCTAGTTCTTTACCTGCTGGACTAAGATTCTGTATAATTGTCTCAAAATTATTATTATAGTGATTTAATACTGCTTGACGATGATTAATAAGAGTTTGTACACCACCATTTGGTTCACCCTCGGCAAGTCTTAATGGTGCAATTTGCCGTACAGCTGGATACGCATAGCTAGCTACTTGGCGCTGATATGCCCTTATTATATCTTTATCTGTATCTTCTAGTTCATTCCATGCCTGCGTAAGATTTACCCCCGTGTTTCTTACAATGCTCATTAATCTTTCTAAAGCACTATTTGCTTGAGTGCTTATAGGAATACGATTAACTACTGCATTACATAAGGTAGGAATAATATCAAGAACTCTTAAACAATCATCTCTGGTATATGTAGTAAGGGGATCAGAAACGGGCCCGACATTATGAACAAAACCCTCTATAGTAGCTTGTAAAAAATGATATACATTTAAAATATGTTCTCCAGCTGCTCCTGAACCAGCTCTAGCTGATCTTAACCAGTTAACTAAACCTGGTATCACACCTGGTGGAATGACAGCAACCATTCCCTCCCCTACAGGTCGTCGACGCAGTTGAGCAGATATAGGATGACCGCTTGGTAAAAACAAATGCGCACCAGCTGCATTTCCTAAAATTGCGCTGGAACCCTCATCCGCCAAGGCGCGCTCGGCGGCGGCCTCGGCTGCGAGTCTGGCTTTTAAACTACCTACTGTCCGTGTGGCCTGTGCGGTTGGATAGTCTCGGTGTTGTAGTAATTTTTGTCTATTTTGTTTAGCTTGTTCAGCAGCAGCCTTTTTTTGAGCTACTGTTACTGCGGCGTTACTTGAATATGTTCTGCTTCTTATTGCCTCTAAAGCATTAAGTACATGCCCTGCTTCTGGTATATGCAAAGTACGAGGCGATCGTGGCGAGGCGGATATCAGCTGCTGCGGCAAAGCAGCAGTTGTAGCAAAAGTTCTAACACCTTTAGGAGCTGCACGAGAAAGCCCAGTTACAAGTCCTGTACCAAATCGACCAAGAGCTGCCATCCCTATCTCCTTCTACCCAATATTTTTGTACGCGGTTTGATTTTATCTGCCATTCCTCCCTTCCGACAAGAAGGAATGAGTTGGGATCCAGCG